CTCTTCGTCTGTATTAGCGAACGCCCATGCTTCCTTGCCTGTCTTTGCGCTCCCCTTCACGGGCGGAGTCACACCGAACGACTTGAGTACTTCTGCAAACTTCTCATTGGACATGAGTTCAGCCTTGTCCACGCCACTGCTCTCTAGCAGTTTCTCTTTCCGCGCTTTAGTCTCGGCCAAGTGTTGTTCAAGCATGTCAAGGTCTAACTCAAGGCGCGGCTCGATGAACATACGCAGTGTCAGGTCAATGATCTTGAGTTCTTGCTTGGGGAACTTACGTGCCATCTTATTAAACAGCGCGTACGTCAACTCCACATCGTTGATGCAGTAGTCACCATAGCGTGACAGTTCTTCTTCGGCAAAATCGGCGCGGTGTTTGCCAAGGGCGTTCAGTACTTCAGTACCCTTCTCGCCCAACTTGTACCTCTCTGCCAACGCCTTGAGTGAGCCGCCCACCTCCACACCATGTAGAGCACGCCCCATGCACAGAGTATCGAGCCAAACACGAGGATAAATACCAAAGCGCCAACCAAGAATAGCACCATCGAACAGTGTGTTGTGAGCCAAGACCATCGAGTCTGCCCAATTGAATGACTTCTGTAACCAATCCTTGAGTTGTTCATGCGTACCACTTGCCCATACAGTTTCTTCGTCGTTGACTTTTACGCCAACACCGATGACTTCGAACATGTCACTACGTACATATTCCTCAGTTGTAATCTTCGAGAGTGAAAACTCTCTGTCGTAATAAGTTTCAAAGTCAATCGTGATTAAGTTCATCTTCTTCTCCATCGTCTTGTTGGTTGCCGTTTTGGTGTGCGTATGTGCTTGACATCAGCGCGTCGTAATCAAACTCTTCCTCAAAGCACTCACGTGCCGTGACAAGTTCGTCGGTTGCGCCCATGCGCGTGTCGTTATAGATGAACAACTTCTTAGGCACCTTGACTGCCTCGTTCAAGAACGCAACGCCATGGGCTGTGATCTGCCACATGCCTGACGTCTTAGTCTTGCGCGGTGCACCCGCCTTGATCTCTTCCTTGGTCGGAGGCGGTGCGTATCTTTGTGCCACCAAGCCCCAGTGCTTAAGGGTTGAAATAGCATACGATCTCATGACGTGACGTGGTGCACGCTCGGGTACGTTAATCCACATCTCACCCGATGCGGCATGCTCTTGGTGTAGCCACATCAATGCCCTGACCATGCTTCCAGTCAGCGGTAGCGTATTGATCTTACCCCACCGATCGCACACGGCACAGTAACCACCCTTGTGTTCAGTTGTTTGTCTCCACGCACCGCGTAGTACTGCAGTGGCTTCGTTCAGTTCGTCATTACTTAGCATCTTCGTTCTCCTGTTGTGTTATCAGTATGCGCGTTCGATCTCTCGCAACTTCTGCATGTAATGCTCGGCCTTACCTGCGTCATCACTACCGGCCTTGCGCCCTGCGCGTAGGCTGTACTTAATGATGTTGCCCTTCAGGAATCCAACAAACTCTTCGTGAGTCAGTACTGCTTCCATCACCGCCCATGGTTGTATGGGCATATCCTTGTAGTGTGACCCACTAACTTGTAAGTCGTCAGCACTTGTGCCGTTGAGACCTTCGTGCAGTTTGGCCAATTCTTTTTTAGTTAACATCACTTCACTCCTTTTAAATTACGTCTTGTTGCCATGTTTGTCCAACACCCTGCGCAGTACCACTTGATGTGATTCATCTGCACACCACCCTCGGGCGGTTTCTCTTCGTTGCATCGGCTACATTCCTTGTACTTGTGCAAGGGTTGCTTGCTACCCATACTAAGTTGTTGTTTGACGAAACCATTCACGTTTCATATTCCTTATGTGTATTGCAAAACTTGCCGTGGTGTCAGGGCCAAAGGCGGTCATCTTCTCGATCTCTTTGGCTACCTCTTCTAGCGTAGCGTTACGCATTTGATGTAGGTCACGCTTGGTAACGTACTCTTGGATGTCATCATCATCGTCCATTGTTTTTCTCCAGTTCTACGAGTCTTTCTTTTGCGCTTGTAATCATGTGGTTGTAGATCACGGGGTCTTTTTCTTTTAGACGCTCCATGAACATGTCCAACCATGCCCCATCAGTTGGCAAACCTTCTAGCAACTCCATAAGTTCTTTACGTGTTGTCATGTGTTCCTCTTTCTAAGTTCTTCCTCATGTGCCGCCATAATATCTGCGCAGTATGGTCTGTTAGCCATACTGATCTCGTGGCGTTCTCCTTTAGTCAGCCCTACCCATTCACGCTCACGCTCACGCTCACGCTGTGCTACCAACTCTGCAAAATGTTCAATGTCACCATGCAAAGTCAGCCCATTGTTTTCAATGAGTTTGTAAACTTCATCACTCGTCATCTTTGTCTCCACTTGTTACGGCATACAACGCAATTGGTTTGTAAACGCTTGATGGTTTCTTCCATCTAAAGTATCTATGTCCTGTTGCGTTTTCACAGAGGTATCCAATAGGTTCAGGCTTGGGTGTTGTTATGAAAATTGTGCCTGCCTGCTTTGGTTCGGGTTGTTCCAACTGCTCGGCATAATTCTCATCGTACCCATCCCTAAACCCTTTCCTATAACCATCTATATCCGATCGCTTGATTGCGTCTTCGATCATCTTCTCTATATTTTTTTCTCTGCTGTTCATAGTGGCGCATCCTCATGGTTCTCAGGATTGAATGGCAACTTGTCAAGCGGTGTTGTGTTGAGTGGTGCGTTTGGAAAAGGCCAATTCGGTTTCTCTTCCTTCTTCTCCACGTCACGCCCAAAGATGGCATCCCATCTGCTTGCGTATTCTTCGTTCGCAATGGCGAACGGCCTCGGGGCTGAACCTTTGCTCATGCTTCCCTCGCTTTCAGCATCGCATCTGCTATCCGATAAGAAATTTCTGCAACATGTTCATTACTGTATTCGCCAACAATTTCAGCCGTTAATAAGCCTGTCATAGCCTTAGCCGCAAAGTAATCACGCAAGGTCATACCCTGACTATGCTCAATTGATAAAGCATGGACAACACGATCGTTGCCCTGCGGAAATGCGTGTATATCTTTCATGTGTTCTCCTCGGCATCGTCGTCCATCTCTTTGAGCATGTGGTTTAAAGCCATCATCTGTTTGCTTTTCTCCATACGTTGTGCGTGAAGAAAGTTCATTGCTTCGTTCAAGGCTAGCGTAGCCCCATATAGTTCAATGATTTCTTCTTTGATTTCTTGTTTCGTTTTCATTTGTTTCTCTCCAGTATTGGGCGCATCTTGCGCTGTCTGAATTCTTCGTTGACGATGTCGATCGCGCGTTCCATGTCCTTGATTGTTATCACGTCCATCTGTGCGTCGTGTAGTTCCATCAGCCCATTCAATGCGGTCATATCAGACGCACGCAGAATGAACTTAGGCTTAGTCGGGTCGGCCATGCCTCGCTTGCCTACCTCGTGTAATGAATCCAACCCTGCCTTGGTCACGTCGGCATACTCTTGCCCGAACCCAAGGCGTGACAACGCTTCGGATATGTTGGCCATCGCTATCAGGTCATCCATATCTTGTTTAGTTGCCTTGCCTTGTGTCAGCATGGTCATTGCCGCATGGTTTCTAATCTTCAAGTCGATCAGATAACTTTCATGCTTGGCAACGGGGGTCATGCTCTCCATGACGTATGCGATTGGATTCAAGATCACACCCTTGGGGCGGTACTTGCTACGCTTTCTCATACTGTCGTGAAGTGGCGTACTCGGATGCGATGGAGGATTCGGTCGATCAGGGGCTTAGGCGGGTCGATCAGTGCGCTCTGTAACATCTCAGCAAACGCACCGCTGTCTTGCAGTGGCTTCTTGGGTTCGTAGTACAGCCCGATCTTTACCTTGCCTGTATCGAATGGAGTTGGTCGTTGATTGTTCATGGTATTGCCTCCAATACTTTCGTCACTTCGTTCATGTTATCTTCATTGACAACCCACACCAAGCCACCTTGCTTAGTGATCATGTCAATGTTCTTTTGTTGTAATGGGGTCGGCTTGTTGTTCCCTGCCTTGCACTCAATGGCAAAGAACTTACCACGGAGGCACCCAACAATGTCGGGCACTCCGCTTCCACCATATCCCCCTGTAACTGGGTAGAAATAGTACGCACCCAACGCTTTGAGTTGGGCTACTACTTTGGCCTTGACTTTCGCTTCAGGCGTTTGTGCCACGTTGTCCTCCTCGGACACCCACTGCCAGTTTGTGTAACCCCTCTTCGATTACACCCATGTGATTACCTGACCAAGCATCCCATGTAGCAGTGCGGTTTTGGTTAATCGTTAGATCACCATTCGGGCTGTGCCGTAGTAGTTCACCCATGTCTTTACAACTTGCTGTGAACTGCTTGGGCGATTCTTGGTCAGGGCAGATTGTGAATGTGTAAGGTAACTTAGCCACGGAACCACCCCTTGACACGTTGCCACAATGATGGCGGCTCGATCATGGTGATTGGGTAAATAGCCCCACCTTCCATCTTGACTGGCGCGTGTCCAAACATTTCATCAGCCGTGATTGGTTTGTAAGGCGGGGGCGCAGAGATGCCAGTTCCCTGTTGCTGTAACGCACCAAGCCCCTTCGTCTTGTTGGTCTGATAGCGTACGTTGTACACCACCTGTGGTTTGCATTTGAGTTTGTCCACAATGTATTTGTTATTGTGTCCTTGCTCGACCAGTTCACGCACCCGTTGGGTGACAGATTTCTTTTTACGCATTTTAATTTCCTTCGTTCTCAGTTAAACATGTTAGTCACTGACTAACAACCTATCACATAACGTCCACGGGCTTGTACACCCAATACACGTCACGAGATATTCTGCGGCCTACACCTTCCACTTCTTCTGTTGGAGGGGCGTAAGACATCATCATCAATACAGCAAGTCGTTCCTGTACCCATTTGGGTAGAACGTCAGCGTTAATATAATGCCCGTCATGGATGGTGTCAATACCTAATCCGAAACAAACAACATCAACACCATCAGGACAAATACTTACTCGGTAGATGTGGTTGTCGTCTGCCAACGACATGCCGTCCAACATCTTGTATGACATCGCATAGATGTCAGACTTCCACACATGGTTGAGTATGCGCAGTCGATCAGCCTGATCTGTAGGTTGCGTTATCAACGTACGTATCGCTTCAGATATGAACCCGCCCTCCTGAAACTTTGATAGTGCAAGTCGACGTGCATATTCCTCCAAAGGAATATTTAACTTCTTGGCTATGGCTACGTCAGTAGCGGATAAAGTAATCTTGCTCATGTGCGGTCAACCCAAAACGTAGTATCAGATACCTTCATACCCACGTCCTCAACGTAGTGCCCCTTGTCTACCATACCCAAGGTCGCGACCTTCTCTGCGATGTCCTCGGGCAAGTCCTCCATCTTGAATGTTTGCGTCACGCTTCTCTCGTCAATGCTGTGCACCTTCCTGACATTGTCCACAGTCATCACGTTACACAGCAACTCGTCGCCACGTAGCACCACGCTTACGAAATACGCATTGCGTTTCTTGTTCTCGGCCTCGGCCATCTCAGCCGTGGCTTGCTTCCACTTGCCGATCTTGTCCTTGAGCACCTCGGATGCAAACTCGTAGCCCAAGTCATACAGTGCAAACAACTCACTGCGTAAGTCGTTAAGTCCCATGACGGCATCCTTGGCGTCGCGCATCGTACTTGTGGTAGACCACACATTGTGGTGTACCTTGCTCTGATAGTTATCAAACACCACGTTAGCCACCTCATGCGGTGCGTATGGTCGCATGACCTTCTTCACAGTTTTCATGATGCGTTCTAAGTTATCAGATGTCACCATGTAGTACTGATCGCGCTGTTCAGAGAACTTATTGTTCTGCAGTAGGCGTGAGTACACCCCGAACTTAGTCTCGTTACCTTTCACAACGTAGTCGGCATAGCCCACCCGCATCATGGCGTACTCATGCTCGGGCATGTACGCCCACACCTCTGCCAGTGCTTGCATGTTTGTGCCGTGGATGAACTCACCCTTAATATGTTTGGCAACACCGAACTTCACATGACGATTGGCCTTGAGGATGGCCTCGCAGAACTCGGCTAACTTCTTACTGAGGCACAGCCCGTCGATCACCTTGGTGTTGGTGTTAAATAACTGAGTGGTCTCTTCGGTCTGTGAACTGACACGGGTGGTGTGTCGCTCAATGTATGCTGTCGTATCGTGGTTGATACGTGCTACTGTTATGTGATCGTATGACATATTAAATCTCCTTCGTTTCTCTCATGTGTAAAAATTTATTCATAACGTAGTTGTACTTCTTACGTACAGTACGCAACTGTTCCTCTGACTTGATCTGTCGATGCCCGTCAATCTCTCGTGCAATCAATGCGGCCACGGCCACACGTAGTGGATGCTCGGTGTCTGTCACGACACTACGTGCAATATCTTTAGGCATACCAAACAAAGTTGTTCTGCCCCACATCGTACCGAACGCATGCTCTACCTCGTTCTCACGTTTCCATTCATCGATCTGATTGATGTACTCGTTGTGCGTTGCCCATGTGAACTCAAGCAATGGAACGATAGATGCCATGAACATATAGAACGATTCGAGTCGCGGCTTCCACGCACGCTTCAAGTCCATGTCAATGTTGCGCGTGCGCACCTTGATCTTCTCGCCCCACCTCTCGAACGTACCATCACCATTACATTTGAATACCAAGAACGCGTTATCGTCCGCGCCACTTGGTCGCTTCCAGTTATGTACCCATGCGTAGTTAGTCTTGGGTAGATCAAAGTCATCCCAGGATTTGTACGCATACGTATCACGTAATCCGTTGTTAGTACACACTCGTACATGTTGCCTACCACTCTGCTCGATCATGAAGTGCATGGTCTGTGGTAAGTTGTACATCAGAAACCGATAGCGTCCATGATGCGGATACGGCGCGACACCATTGCGAATACGTATAAACGTGTCACCACTCTCGGGGTCTCGTGTCCATGTGATAGGTGCCATGGCGCGTTCGTAGTCCTCGCTCGTGTTACGTGCGCTGTAGTCACCATCTAACAACGCATAGCAGTTGTCGTCGTACTTCTTAATACGTCTGTATGTGTAGCGACGCTCGCTGATAGGACGCACGTCATCTTCCTTTGTGTGCTTGACGCTGACCACGGGCTTGGTTGCCTCGTACCATTTCTCAACTGAATCGAATGTATCAAATTTCATTTCGTTCCCCTTCAATCGTTAACATGAATTGTTTTGCCAACATCGGCTACTTCTTTACTACCATTGACGATGCACCACAACACGGGCATAGTCCACGTACCCCATGAGCCACCCAAGTACCCATCGGTCAACACCACCACGGCTTGTGCCTTGATGCTATGCTCTGTGATGTACGCAGGGACACACTCAACCATCGTGCCACCCCCACCCTCGGGCTTGGTAGAACTCGTTAAGTTGTCAATCTCCGCGCCTTCGTACTTCTCATCGGCACACACCTCTGTGTCCCAATACAGTAAGCGGATAGCATCGGGGTGTACTGTGTCGCAGATACCCTTGACCTCGCTCAAGAACTTAGCCAACTCAGCCCCACCGATCGAACCTGATGTATCAATCGCAATGACCAACTCACCCACTCGTTCGCTCACACCTGATGGCATGTAATAGCCTGATGACACAAACCTGCGGTTGGGCCTACGCCATGTCGAGTAATCACTCCCTGCGCATGTAGTGTTTATGAACTCACGCAATGCTTCGCGCCAATCCACTTTCGGTGTCATCAATGCTTCCAAGTCGCGGTTACCACCTGAGCCTGTCTTACCTGCAACCAAGGCACCTTGACGTATCGCTTCATCGATGTCACGTTCCAATGCTTTGTTCTCTTCATCGGATAAGCCTTGAGCCCCTTCCCAATCGTGCGAGTCCAAGCCACCATCGGGGGCGTGTGAGATGCCAGTTCCACCCTTGCCACGGCCACGGCCATCACCTTGACCCTCGCCCTCGCCTTCATCGTCACCCTCGTCGTCGCCACTCTCGGCTTCTTCCTTGAGTAAGTTGTATACACGTGCGCTGTCCATGTCGCGATACTTGGCATCACACAATCCGATCTGCTTACCATCACGCATGGGCATACGTGCAAAGCCATCGTGCGCGTTGTCATCTACTAACTTGATATTGATCACGTAGTCACACGCCATGTTTGCCAGACGTGGGTACTCGTCGTACAGATGACGCCATGTGTGTAAGTGTCTGAACAACTTGTGATAGCACTCGTGCAATACAAGGAAACGTAACTCGGCATCATTGAGAGACTCCACGAACTTACGTCCATAGAACTCATCACGTCCATTGGTCGCGGCAGTTGGTAAGTCATCCACCACCTCGCGCTTACCAATCATCAATACACCCGCAAGCGGAAAGTATCTGTCGTTGTGCATGATCTCTACGATCGCACGTTCCAAGCGTTGCTCGGCTGTAAGTTGTTTGTTTATCATTAACATGGTTATTCCTTAATTATTTCAATGTCATACACTTGTCCATCCGCTGTGCCGTAGCATCGCGTTGGGTCGAACCAATCAAGCATGGTCGCTTCGGCTTCGGCTTTCGTCTCTGCCTCTACTGTGATCTCTTGGGTGTAAGAGACCACTACTGTG